TGAAGCCAAGCCAACCATGCTTCGGCTCCCTTGTTCGTTAAGGAACTTTGGAATGGAAGTGACAAGCTTGTCTTGAACTGGCTTAGACACCGCAAGAGCCGCCGCGGCACCAGCGACGAGAGCAATCATTTGATCATCAGTGAGATTGAATGGGTTCTTGCTTTCTGGAGCCTTTTGTTCTTGTTGTGGCATAGCATAACTACCCTGAGGTTGTGGGGCAGTCATTTGTGGCATCATGCCTTGCATTCTGGGCTCATCCGTCATCATTGGTGGTTCCATCATGATATCATTAATTGGAGTAGAGTCCATAGTCTGTTTATTTTCACTCACATTTTTTTCAGGTTGAGAATTATTCACAAAACTTGTTGTTGGGTTATCATTCAATGGAACCATTCCATCACCGTTGTCAGCAAGATTTAATGTATTGATATCCGTAGACATTTAGTATAGTCTTATGTTTTTGAGAAACCTAAGTGACGCACCACTGGTTAATTATTTATGTCACATCTAAGAGAAATTCACTTGGGATCTTCAATTGCTAGTGGAGTATGTCAAAAGTCTGAAAAGACACTTAATTGTATCCTGGAAGAAATAAAAAAGTTTTGTATTGAATTGATTGGAGATGTTGGAACTTTCCATTGGCAAAAAAGTATCAAAGTGACAGATGTTATTGAAGGGTACACAAACGATAAATGTTTTATGAGTCCCGATGGTGGTTTATTTTTTGTGATAATTGATTCAAAAAAATATTGTTTCATGATTGTTGAAGATAAGTATCAAGGTACGAATGACTTGAGACTTTCAAAAGGTCTTGCCAAACAGGGTTTGGGGAATGCAATTGAGAGAGTATTTAAGAATCTTAATGCATCCTGGCATCTTTTCAAAGATTTACCTATTTCACCGTACATTGTATTTGTTGCTGGATGTGACTTTCATAGTAGTGAAAGTATCATTCATAGAATCGGACCACTCTCAAACTTTGGTAAATATCCAATTGTATGGGAGATGGATGGTGAAAATGTATTTGATGTTTCTGAAATGACTTCTAAAATTGACATTAAAAAGGATGTTGATAGAGAGTTTGCAACTTTTTGTGTCAAGACTCATAAATATGACAAGTTTCCACATGAAAGTTCTATGTGGAAAGACAGTGAACGTCTGGAAGTCATGAAGCACGTCGCATCGGAATCACTTAAGGAAATCATACATTACCATTATAGATATGAAAGAGTATGTACATCAACCGATGATAACATACATAGGAAATAAACGAAAACTTATTGATAAAATTGAAGAAGTTGTAAATAGACTTAACCCTCAAACATGCGTCGACGTTTTTTCAGGATCTGGTGTTGTTTCGAGAATGCTTTTGGGTCACTCCAAAAAGTTGTATGTAAATGATTTGGAGAAATACTGTGAAATATTATCTACATGTTTTCTCAAATCCCCATCATGGAATGATCAAGCTGAAATAGCTCAGCATATTAATGCCATGAATGATGCACCTGATAAAGTTGGACTCATAAGTGAATTGTATTCACCAAGTGATACATGTGATCGATGGTTTTATACACCCGAAAATGCTAAGCGTATTGACGGAATGATAGATTATATTGAGAAATGTGTCCCTGAACACTTTAGACCCTATTGTCTTGGGCCACTCCTTGTGAAGGCGAGTATTCACACAAACACATCGGGTGTATTTAAGGGCTTCCATAAAGGGGGGTGGGGTGGCAAGGGAGGACACGCCCTTGATCGAATCACAAAGAAGATTGAAGTTGAATGCCCCGTGTGGTTAGAACCTTCACGTGAAGTTGAAGTCCGACGTCAAGACGCATGTGACTTTCTGAGGGAGCTCCCACAAGTGGATCTCATCTATCTCGATCCACCCTATAATCAACACCCGTACGGTTCAAATTATTTCATGCTCAACCTCATATGTACCAATGAGAGACCTCATACACTTTCAAAAGTATCAGGTATCCCTGGGGACTGGAACAAGAGTCAGTACAATAGTAGAGGTAAAATTAGAGAAGCTATGGAACTTACCTTGAAGTTGTCTACCGAGAAAGCGAAACATACCTTGGTGTCATATAATAATGAGGGTTTCATTAAACCAGAAGAATGGGAAGAAATCCTGAGACCCTACACCTACGAAAAAATCGAAATTGACTACAATACCTACAGAGGAAGTCGCAACCTAAAGAATAGACCAAAGAAAGTCACAGAGTTTCTATTTGTTATCTCGTCTTCGTGATTTTTAGATTGGTCTTTTTGGTTGCCTTTTTGGCATCTTCCTCCTTCTGATCCAAGTACTTGGGGTTGTACATCTTCTTGTGGAGTTGCCATAGATTGGGGCTTCCCACTCTAAATCCTTTTCTGACCGTAGCCTTGTACCAGAAGACACAATCAGTAATCTTGTTAGACTTTACGGTATTGTCGAGGACAAGGCACTCATAGTTTTCTGTACAAGCGTCCATCACCTTGTTGAACATATCAAATGTTGGGAATATTCCAAAGAATGACTTATAGAGTTTTTCTCTGTTCTGTATGATATTCTCCCTGAGTATAAAAACATAGTCTACATTTGCCCTAAGTGCGGGTGGAAGATCCATCACGTACTGCATTGTCAACATGAAAAAGATGTTATAGTGACGACCATTCATGAAGCATTGACGAATACATGTATCCTTTAAAAACTTTGAGTCGTACATGCAATCGTCAAGGAGCATGAAGGCACCATTATGAGGATTCTTACCTTTCGTACCTACCAACTTTCTCTGCCTGGATATCACCCTCTCAATGGCATCTCTATCATACTCACCATAAACAAAGAGGTCTGGAATAAACTCACCATAGAAGTGATTCCCTTCCTCTGTACCTGATAGGACAATCCCCGCTGGTATATGTTTCTTATGATACATGATATCCTTGACTAGGGTTGACTTTCCTGTGTTACGCTTTCCGATAAACACACACACCCGATCGTCCGACATCGTCTCGGGTTTGAATTTCCTCAATTGAAGATTCATTCTACAGTAGTGTCCCGTTTTATTTAACAAAATTTTACTCACATAATGTAGGAATGTCAGGTCGCTTGAGACTTGCCGCCACTGGAGTTCAAGATCAATGGCTCACAGGAGATCCACAGTTTTCATATTTCCTGATGAATTTTAGAAGACATACAAAATTTGCTATAGATCATGTCGAAAGTCAATTTGACGGAGACAGAACATTTGGAAAGATTTTGGAATGTCGTGTACCAAATGATAAAGGTGACCTCATAAGGAACTTTACACTCAAAGTAACCCTCGATGACCCAAAGCCAGACACACTCGGTAATAATAGATACTGGTCACCATCAATCATTTCTCATCTCATTGAGTATGCTGAACTTGTCATTGGGGGGCAAACCATTGAGAGAATTACCGGTGAATATATCTACATGCATCAACAGTTGTACAATACAGATGACGATGTAAAACAAACACTCTATTTCTTAAACGGTCATGGTGGTACTACTTTAGTTTATGATGGGGAATATAATTACTTTTTGGAACTTCCATTCTACTTCTACCGCAATCCAACACTCGCTATTCCAACGTGTGCTCTTACAAAGCAGCTCGTTGAAGTTAGAATTAAGACAAGACCCTTCTCTGAACTGGTATTCGGTGGAGCTCCAGCGGGTGTCACAGCATCAATCAAAAATATTTCACTTGATACAGAGTTTATATTTCTCACAAATAACGAAATAAACTTTCTCCGTTCAAGACCAATTGATTATGTTATAACTCAACTTCAAATGTCACAGTTTGTCATGAAAGTTGGTGAAAATAAAAAGAGTGTCATGCTCAACTTTTCCCACCCAGTGAAAGAATTGTACTTTGTTTCACAGTCGGAAGAAGCTGTGAGGGACAACGACCCACATTATTACAATGAAATCAAAAATGTTCAACTTCGTTTCAACAATGAAATAGTTTTTGATAGAAATACAAAGTTTCTTAATTATGAACAAGCCCTCAAACATCACGTGAATGCTCCATCTGCAGCCGACACAGCAAAGTTTGCAATGTATAGTTTTTCATTGAAACCGGAGATGTATTACCCAACGGGTCAAGTCAATATGAGTCGCATCTCTCACAAACTTCTTACAATTGAAATAGAACCCGTCAATGATGTTGATAATAATAATACTCGAGTGTATGCCCTAAATTATAATGTACTTCGCGTTGAGAGTGGATTAGCTGGTTTAAAATTTTAGGTTGTTATATTAGTAATGGCTGGTCGTATACAGCTTGAAACATCCGGTCTCCAAGACAGGTTCTTCACGCTAGATCCAGACTACACACACTTTTTGGAAAGTTTCAAAAAACACTCAAACTTTTCAAGAGAGTATGTTGACATAGATCCAGAGACTTCTGTAGACTTTGGTGGAAAGGCAAATTTCAAAGTAGCACAAAATACGGGTGACCTTTTGAGTACCCTCAGTATCAAGATAAAGCTTCCAGAAATTGGCACAGCAAGTTGGGGTTACATTGATTCAGTGGGTCATGCACTCATTGAATATGTAGATCTGATTGTGGGTGGTAAAGTTGTTCAGAGACTTACAAGTGACTATCTTCAAATTTATTCAGAACACTTTGTCACACAGACGAAGCAATTTGCCCTTGAAGAACTTGTGGGTAAGTATCCAGAAAGATCAATTTCAGCTCGCGTCTCAGACAAAGAGATATTGGCACACCTTGGTGCTTCTGATGGGGTTCAGGAATATTTTGTAGATTTGCCATTCTACTTTTACAATAATCCAGAATTGGCGTTGCCACTTTGTGCTATCAAGAAGCAGGAAGTTGAAGTTGAAGTAAAACTTCGAAGCTACAAAGATCTAGTTGTTCGTATTGACGGGACAAAGCCACAATTTAATGAAGTGCTCAAACTTGCAGATTTTAAACTTTGTGCGGAAGTAGTTTTCCTTGATCCATGTGAGAGAATCAAGTTGGAGAATGAAAAGAAGAGAGACTATATAATAACACAGATTCAACAAAATGTATTCGATATCGAACAAGGTGTACAGTCTGCATCATTCAAATTAGACTTTTATAATCCAGTGAGAGAGCTCTATTTTGTCATTCAGAGACAAGGTGACTTGGGTACTGGTGAAGGAGAGTTTATGACTCCATTTGACTACGATAATACACTTGCAGATACAGGTGGTAAATACATACTCTATGAAAATCTGGATTATCTCACACTTGACCTTGATGGTCAGCCAATCATTACAGAAGAAACCGGTAATGTTATATTCCTAAAAGCTGTTCAGTCCGCGATTCATCATTCAAAGACACAACTCATTAGAAGATTCTACTCGTACAGTTTTGCTCTTGAACCCGAAAAGTGGTATCCCACAGGACAGGTCAATTTCAGTCTCATAAAAGACCAAATTGTTAACCTAAGTCTGACTCCGTGTGCAGATTATGCAAGACAAGTCAGAGTGTACGCCGTGAGTCACAACATTCTCCGTGTATCCGAGGGAACTGCTCAAACTCTTTTTAATTTGAAATATTAATAAAGATGATGAAAACTGGATTTGGTGAATCTTCAGGAGCTTATGAAGAGTCTCAACAACAGGCTCTCATTGGTATTCTTCTTCCCGTCCTTGAAAGAAGTATGGTCTTGGCAGCTGAATATTCCAAAGCTTGTGGACGTAACACGGTACTCCCAGAAGACATGGAATATGCAATCAAGTATTGTGTAATGTATACAGTTGGTCAAAATATTGGCTCACTCTTCCCAGAGATTTATGATGAAGAGTCCTCCGACGAAGAAGACCTCGAAGAAGTTGATCCAGAAGAGTGCCCACCCTTCGAACGCTACGCAGGTGAAGACACAACCTTCAAACAAATGAATGAAGCCTACGACAGATGGGAACAATGGGTACCACAAAGTCCGGTAGAAGAGATGTTAAAAAATGCTATTAATAGTAATGAGTACATCGGAGCCGGAGGGTTGGACGATTTCTGAATATAAGTCATTCAAAGCTACAGGGGACGATGAAAGTAGTACCGATGGAGATTCCGAAGAAGACGAGGAGGAGCAGATATTTGCAAAGTCAAGTATAGTAAGGAAACCCAAGTACAAAAAGATTGTTCAGAAGGAGGAGTTACTCCCAGAGTAAAAATTTTCCCCGTGTATAGTATAAAACTCTCAACCATGGCTGACATGACTGCCCAAGCTCTCAAGACTGTTAACCTTGTTACCCAAGAATTGGAAACCCAATCCCTCAACGCCATTGTTGCGGGCTTCTCTTTCGCTGCGGCGATGAGCTGGATGGACTTGGTCCGTTGGGTCATCCAGCAATTGATCAAGGTGCCAAAGAACGGTGGTACCCAATACACCCTTACCGCGATCCTCACCACCTTGTTGTCCATCGCGGTCTACATGGTCGTTTCCAGCATCTCTACTCGCGTCTCCAAGCCAGCGCAACCAGTCTTCGCGATTACTCGCTAAGTTTGGGGCGTTTACGCATGAGGAACAGTAGTATGAGACCAACTAAAATAATAAGTCCAATGGAAATATATTCCGTTTTCCACTTATAAACATCTTCCAACACTTCGGGGATGTTTATTGGTGGTGGCAACTCCTCATTTACAACTTCCAGGGGAACCTTTGGTAGACTCTCCAACTTGTCCGTACTTCCATGAATTCTTAACTTTATAGCGTTATCTCTTTCATAGAAATCAACT